ATATGGTGGTGGCGCATCTGGCTCACCCGCAACTACTGGACAAGCAGGAACAGGCAAGTTAGGTGGTGGCGGTGGTGGCGGTGGTTCTTGGAACACAGGAACATCTGCTGGCGGTGGCGCAGGCGGTTCTGGCATTGTCATCATTCGCTACGCAAACACATATGCAAATATAACCAGCATTAGCGGTGGATTGACATACACAGGCCCAGTAAATTCAGGCGGTTACAAAACCTACACATTTACTGGTGGAACAGGAACGGTGACAATCTGATGGCACACTATGCTTTTTTAGATGAGAACAATATCGTCACGGAAGTGATTGTTGGAAAAGATGAAACTGACACCACCCATGATTGGGAACAGTTTTATGGTGAATTTCGAGGCCAAGTTTGTAAACGCACCTCGTACAACAATCGTATTCGCAAAAACTACGCTGGCATTGGTTACACATACGACTTAGAGCGTGATGCGTTTATCCCTCCACAACAATTTCCAAGTTGGGTATTAGTTGAAGAAACTTGCCAATGGGAAGCGCCAATCCCGATGCCAACGCCTGCTGAAGGCAAGGGCTATCAATGGGATGAAGCTACAATCTCTTGGGTTGAATTTGGTATTCCATCTGAATTCTGATATATTCGAAAAAACCGTACCAGCGAGGTTCACTGGGGAATCGAAGGATTCATTGAAATGACTGAAGAAGTCCAACAAAACCTAGCGGAAGTTGACTCCGCGCCAGCTCCTACGGTGACGGCCACCCCAGAGACTGAAGTTCAAACGTCGGAAACGCCAGAAGTAGTATCAAAGACCTTCACACAAGAAGAACTAGACGCTGCGATAGGCAAACGCCTCGCAAGAGAGCAACGTAAGTGGGAACGAGAGCAGACACAACGTCAGTCTGAACAACAGACGTTGAGAGCAGCGCCAGTAGCATCCGTTGACCAGTTTGAGTCTACTGAAGCCTATGCAGAAGCATTAGCCCTTCAGAAGGCAGAAGAACTGATCGCCAAGCGTGAAGCCGCAAAGCAACACTCGGAAGTTCTTGAGAGTTATCACGATAAGGAAGAAGAAGCTAGGACTAAGTACGATGACTTTGAACAAGTCGCGTATAACCCAAAACTTCCAATCACTAACGTGATGGCAGAAACGATTCAATCTTCGGATATTGGTCCTGAGTTAGCTTACTACCTCGGCTCTAACCCCAAAGAAGCAGATCGCATCTCACGCATGTCGCCGCTCGGCCAGGCAAAAGAAATTGGGAAGATTGAAGCTAAATTAGCATCTGATCCCCCAGTTAAGAAAACAACTTCAGCGCCAGCACCTATTTCGCCTGTCACTGCCCGATCTACTGGATCGCCTGCTTATGACACTACAGACCCAAGGTCTTCCAAGACCATGACGGACTCGCAGTGGATTGAAGCAGAGAGAGCAAGGCAGCGTAAAAAGTGGGAAGCGCAGGCCCGCTAATTAATTTTTAAAGGATTTTTTCCATGTCTAATAGTATTCTGACCATTGACATGATCACTAGAAAAGCTCTCGAAATCCTCGAGAACAACCTAGTGCTCACACGCAACGTGAACCGCCAGTACGACGATAGCTTCGCTGTCGAAGGTGCAAAAATCGGTTCAACTCTCCGTATCCGTTTACCTGACCGCGCTCTGGTGACTGATGGTGCAGCGCTCCAAGTCCAAGATGACAACGAGCAGTTCACCACTTTGTCTGTAGCCAGCCAAAAGCACATTGGTGTCAACTTCACATCTGCTGAATTGACCATGCAATTGGATGACTTCGCAGAGCGTGTGTTGAAGCCCCGTATCAGCCAATTGGCATCTTCTATCGATGCTGACGTTGCTAATGCTTACAAAACCATTGGTAACACCGTTGGCACACCAGGCACCACTCCTTCTACTTCTTTGGTCTTATTGCAAGCCCAACAGAAACTGAACGAGAACGCTGCTGTGATGTCTCCACGTTACGCAACTGTTAACCCTGCCGCTAACGCTGGCTTGGTTGAAGGCATGAAAGGTCTGTTCAATCCTACCGACACTATCAGCAAGCAGTTTAAGAACGGCATGATGGGCACTGGCGTGTTGGGTTACGAAGAGATCAACATGTCTCAGTCAATCAAACAACACACCACTGGCACTCGCGCTGCTACTGGTAACACCACTGGCGCTGCTGTGACCACTGAGGGTTCTTCTACTCTGACATTGACTGTCGGTTCTGGTGAACTTATCGCTGTTGGTGACGTGTTTACGATTGCTGATTGCTACGCTGTGAACCCACAAACCCGTGAATCCACTGGTTCGTTGTTCCAGTTCGTTGCTTTGGCTTCTTCAACAAGCACCACAACTGCTACCGTTACCGTAGCTCCTATGTACTCAGCAAGCAGTGCTTTGGCAACCATGTTGACTTTGCCTGCTACTAGCAAAGCTGTTGTGTTTGTCGGAACAGCCTCTACTCAGTACCCACAGAACTTGGTCTATCACAAAGATGCGATCACTTTCGCAACTGCTGACTTGTTGCTCCCACAAGGTGTTGACATGGCTGCTCGTGCGGTTCATAACGGTATCAGCTTGCGCGTTGTTCGTCAGTACGACATCAACAACGACCGTATGCCTTGCCGTATTGACGTACTGTATGGCTTCAGCACCATCCGTCCACAAATGGCTTGCCGCATTTGGGGCTAAATTGAATGCCCCTTCGGGGGCTTCATTCCGTAACTCTTTTTAAGGATATATATCATGGCTCTCCCTAATTCTGGTGGTGGATATCAATTCACCGATGGCAATACCAATGAAATCGTTATGGGCGTTCAAGCAGCGCCACAAACGGCTACTGCTACGGCTACCCTGACCGTTGCACAAACCACTGGTGGTATCTTGGTGGGCAATCCGTCTACCACAGCGGCAACCTACACTTTGCCAACTGCTACTGCGATTGATGCGGTGTTTACCAACGCAAAAGTCAACAGCACGTTTGAGCTAACAGTTATCAACTTGGGTACTTCAACTGGGTTGATCACAATGGCTGTGGGAACTGGTATTACTGCGGTTGGCAACTTGGTTGTTGCTATTACGGGCAGTGCGGCTGGTGTTGGTGGCGCTGGTCAGTTCTTGTTCCGCAAGACTGGCGACGCTGCTTACACTGTGTATCGCACAGCCTAAAACTTAATGGGGGCTTTGGCTCCCATTTTTAAAGGAACAACATCATGCCAAATACCCAAGCAGTAGGTGTCGCGTATAGCGATCCCGAATTCACTACCTGCTACGCTAGCCAAGAACTTGGCTACAGCGCAGCAGCTCAAGGTGCGGTAACGCAGTTAACCAGCAAATCCACAGGCGTGACGCTGAATACTAGCGCTGGCCGTATTACAATGAACAACGCAGCATTGGCTGGGGCTACTGCGGTATCTTTCATTTTGACCAATAGCTCGATTTCTATCAATGACACAATCATTGTGTGTATTTCTAGTAATACTACTGGTACTACGGCTGGGGCTTACACCACTTACGTTTCGTATTTGGCTGCTGGTTCTGCCTTGATTACGTTGCGTAATTTGACTGCGGCTACTTCATACTCTGAAGCTGTCATCATCAACTTTGCGATTATTCACGGCGCATCCTAACCAAACGGGGGTCAAAAGCCCCCGTTCTTAACTTATGGCTATTATTTACATGTCCCATCCAGTTCACGGTGCAAAGGTTGCCACTATGGAACTTGAGGCTGTATATGATGAAGAAAATGGATGGACAAGGTATACTTTGGACACACCTGAAGAAGAGGTGGCTCCTGTTGTAAATACATTGGAAGTTAAGCGTAGGCGTGGCCGCCCTGCTGTAGAGGTGGCTGAACAAGGAGCGTAAGAATGGCTACATACACGGCTGGCGATCAAATCAATAGAGCATTGCGATTGCTTGGCGTATTAGCCGAAGGTGAAACGCCATCGGCATCGGTTTCACAAGATTCGCTTATGGCGCTAAACCAGATGATTGACTCTTGGAATACAGAGCGATTAGCTGTTTTTAGTACCCAAGATCAAATTTTTACTTGGCCTGCTGGGTTTATTAACCGCACTCTTGGCCCTACTGGTGATTTTGTTGGTAATCGTCCTATCTTGTTGGATGACGCTACTTACTACCGAGATGCAGGCACTAATGTGTCTTTTGGCATAAAAATGATTAACCAACAGCAGTATGACGGTATTGCTGTTAAGACGGTAACTTCTACTTACCCGCAAGTGTTGTTTATCAACATGACATATCCTAATGTTGATATGTATATTTACCCCAAGCCAACACGGGACTTGGAATGGCACTTTATTAGCGTAGAAGAACTGACTCAGCCTGCAACATTGGTGACCGACATTTTGTTCCCGCCAGGCTATCTCCGCGCATTCACTTACAACTTGGCTATGGAGATTGCGCCAGAGTTTGGCGTAGAACCAAGCCCACAAGTGCAACGCATTGCAATGACATCCAAGCGCAATCTGAAGCGTATCAACAATCCTGATGATGTGATGTCTATGCCATACGCAATTGTGGCTTCACGCCAACGCTTTAACATCTACGCAGGTAACTACTAATGCAAACACCGATTCTGGGCGCGTCTTATGTCGCACGCAGTATCAATGCGGCAGACAATCGACTTGTTAACCTTTTTGCAGAAATTGTCCCCGATGGTGGCAAAACAGCGGCTTTCTTTAACCGCGCACCAGGTTTAAAGTTCCAGCAAACCATAGGCACAGGTCCTATTCGAGCGCTGTGGGCGCACCAGACCAACGGTAGCGACTTCTATGTTGTGTCTGGCACTGAGTTCTACAAAGTTACTGGTTTAACTGCTACCCCTACCAAATTGGGTGATGTAACTGGCACTGGCCCAGTATCAATTGCCGACAACGGCACACAAATCTTTTTGGCGTGTAACCCTGACGGGTTTATCTATAACGAAGTCACCAACGTATTTGCCAAAATTACTGACCCCGACTTTACGGGCGCTGTGACCGTGGCGTACCTAGATGGATACTTTGTCTACAACGAACCTAACTCGCAAAAAGTGTGGGTGACCCAATTGCTTGATGGCACTTCGGTTGACCCTCTTGACTTTGCATCTGCCGAAGGTTCACCCGATGGATTGGTTGCTATCAATGTAGATCACCGCGAAGCGTGGCTGTTTGGCACTGATTCGGTTGAAGTTTGGTATGACGCTGGATTGGCTGACTTCCCTTTAACGCGCATTCAAGGCGCTTTTAATGAACTTGGGTGCGTAGCAGCGTTCTCTGTCGCAAAGCTCGACAATGGTCTATTCTGGCTCGGGACGGATGCCCGTGGACAAGGAATCGTTTACCGCAATAATGGCTACACAGGCATTAGAGTTTCTACCCATGCCATTGAATATGCGATTGCCCAATACGGCAACATTTCAGATGCTGTGGCTTACACATACCAACAAGAAGGCCATTCTTTTTATGTGCTGACATTTCCTAGTGGGAACGCCACTTGGGTTTACGACGTGTCTACCCAAGCATGGCATGAACGCGCTGGTTGGAACACAGCAGAAGGCGAATTCACGCGCCACCGTAGCAACTGCCAATGTAACTTTGGTGGCAATACGGTAGTTGGTGACTATGAAAACGGCAACATTTACACCCTTGATCTAAACGTGTACGCCGACAATGGCGGTATTCAGAAGTGGTTGCGGTCATGGAGAGCATTGCCAACTGGCACAAACACCCTTAGACGAACAGCGCAACACAGTCTCCAACTTGATTGCGAGGCAGGCACTGGCCTTAATACAGGCCAAGGCAGTGATCCTGAGATCATGTTGCGTTGGTCTGATGATGGTGGCCACACATGGTCAAATGAACATTTGAGCAAGATGGGCAAGATCGGTCAATATTACAGGCGCGTCTTTTGGCGTAGGCTTGGTATGACCATGCAATTGCGAGACCGCGTTTATGAGGTATCGCAAACTGACCCAGTTAAAGCGGTCATTGTGGGCGCTGAACTATTAATTAGCCCCACTAAAGCATAATGGCTACAACGCCCAATATCACCCAAATCACGGCGCCCCGTGTTGATCTGGTCGATCCACGATCAGGTTTAATGTCGCGGGAGTGGTATCGGTTTTTCTATAACTTGTACACGGTTACTGGTGGCGGTGATGGCGTAACACCCGTAATCAATGGTGGCACTGGCATATCCTCCTATTTAGTAGGCGACTTACTGTATGCCAATACAACAACTAGTTTGGCAAAACTCCATCCAGGCACGGCTGGATCAGTGCTTACCACTAACGGTCCCAATGCTGCCCCATCATGGACAGCCACAACTACTTCAGCCCCAGTCACTAAAACTGCCGATTTCACTTTAGCGATTACCGAGTCTTGGGTCATCAACAACAAATCAGGCTCGACTTGTACGGTCACCTTGCCTGCTGCGGGTTCTTACACTGGACGGCAAGTAACATTTAAAAATATGCAAGCACAGCTTTTGGTGTCAGCATCAAGTAATGTTGTCCCAATTGACGGCACTTCGGCTGGAACGGCGATTCTTTTAAATGTTGTGGGAAACTGGGCAACAATGGTGTCTGATGGTTCAAATTGGGTCATTATGCAAGCCGCTGGAAACAACAACCTGCTTTTGGAATAATCTAATGCAAGTAACTTACGGCAAAGGTTTTGAGGTTAAAAAACCTACATTCAGTTTTGATTTAACGTCTGCGATGTGTACGGCGGGCAAAGTACGCGCATTAGAAAAAGAATTGTTAAAACTGCCACAAGCAGACATTGTGACTGAGCATTTGTTTAGGGATGGGGTTTATGAACGAAAAATCACCATTCCAGCGTGGACTGTACTAACTGGCGCAGAACATAAGTCTGACTACCGTGTTCGCCTAGAACAAGGCACAATTGCGGTAAACACTGATGACGGGGTTAAGGTTTTAACCGCACCGTGTGAATTCCCTGCAAAGGCGGGGATGCAACGCGCAGGGCGTGTTTTTGAAGATGAAGTGGTTTGGGTGGATATATACGATAACCCAGATAATTGCACTGACATGGCGGTCTTGGAAGACAGGCTATATGTGGTGCCCGAATGTGGGCTTGGTGATAGCCGTACAGAAATTCAAAAAGCAAGAATTGACTACGGCGCATTTCTTTACCAAATTGGCATGACGCAAGATGAACTTGACAAAATTGTTCTTATTGAGCATGATTTAATACCTATGCCTGACAATATTGCTGTTGAATTGAGAGACTCGCCAATTCACGGCAAAGGGTTATTTGCTACTAAAGACTTTGAAGCGGGGGATGTTGTTTGCCCTGGCAGGTTAAATGGGAAAAGAACGCCTGGTGGACGGTTTATAAATCATTCGCTTAACTGCAATGTCAAACCAGAAAAGCAAGGTGACGACATGTATGCGATTGCCTCGCGTAAAATAAACGCAGGCGATGAATTGTTAGTGGATTACAGAGCATCAATGCGAGTTAATTTTGGCCTCGTATTACAAGGAGAAATGCCATGAGTGGATATGTAGCAGGCGCTATTGTAGTAAGTAGCGCGGTTGGCTCAGACGCCGCAAGACGCGCAAGCAATAAACAAGCTGACGCGGCAAACCGCGCGGCTGATATATCTAACGCGCAATATTATCAAACACGCGAAGACCAGATGCCTTTTGCTGAAGCAGGCAAAAACGCGCTTAATCAATTAATACCTTTGGCGTCAAATTACACGCCTTTTAGT